ATAGACACCAAGTGGACTCCCGATCTTCCATAGGTCGTATACAGCCGCACAGAGGCCCCAAAAAATCAGGGACTCAAGCGGAAACGTGTATCCGTTGCCCATGGAGGACCACTTCTGGTAAGCAATACGCTCACCAGAAGGGAGAGTGCCGAAAAGGGCTACGTGCTTGCTCAAGCGCGTTGACCCAATCCGCAGGGAGTAGCAACCGAACCAGCTCATACGAGACTGTGTCGGAAGCCGAACTCAGGTCGAGCGTCGAAAGGTTTCCAGTAATGGATCCTTCTTTCGCTAGACGCTGATTTCGAGATTGATCAGTTAGATCAATCCCAACCCTGCGAAGACGAGACTGGATAACGCGACCAAGTCCGAGCTGAACATAAATGTTCATATCAGGCTCGACCGCGATAATCCGATCAGTCTTAGCATTCTTCGGAACAGTAGTAACCTTGTTGCCCGGCACCACTTCAAACAAGGATTCTTCATCCTTACTGAAGGAGGATATCGGGCAACAGTCATGCGGCAATTGAGCCACAGACTGGTACCAACGTGGAACACTGCGAACAGCAGCCCACGCGGCAGCAAGGTTACCAAACGTCGAATGGGGCCTAACAACCCCAAATTTGAAGTACGCATCACCGTGACGGCGGGAAACCTGGGTCGTAGACCCGGGCCCGAAACCAAAGTGAGTAGAGATCTCATCCCAATTAACCGGGCCGAGAACGTTCCCAATCTTTAACGCGGCCAATCGAAGGATTGACCACGGGGTATAAGCCGAGTAGATACTCGCGCTATTCCCCAGGGAGCGTAAACGAACATTCGTTTCTCTACACTGGACCTCCGCAGCTTGAAATTTCAGGAGGGCGGCTGCTTTTGTGTCGATTCCAGTAGGGAGGAAATCTGCCTTACTGAGAACTGACAGCAAGAGATAGTCGTCTCTGAAATCTTGAGGATTTCGATAGTCTGAAGGATCAATACTATGGTCCAGCAGATCTCGAAACCGGCTACCATGATATACATCGTGGTAATTCCTTGCGAAGGGCGAGTCGATAGCCTTACACAGGCCATCGACAACACCAGTTACGATGCTTTCGGATCGACGGTACATCTCGGATACTCCGAGTATGTGCTTTCTCATGGGGATACTCCTCTTTGAGATAGAGCTAGAGCTAGACGACTTTTTAGCCGTAAGCAGGGGTAAGGCTGTTGACTGCATCCGTAAACGGAGTAGCAGCAACCAAACCCTGAATACGAGCAAGAAGATCGGCTCGCTCAGCTGCCGTCGAATCAGCGGGAACCCAGACGGACACCTGAACCGTAGAAGTACGGAGCAGTGTTCCGGCTGCGGCAAACGCTGAATCCGCCGCCTGTACCACGGGAATTGCAAGGCTAAAAATAGCCTTGACAACCTTACCGGTCGTTGGCTGAGTGAACTTCTCCGTCAGGTTCGAGAACGAATTCCCGAATCCGCCAGAGCGATTCACCCACAGCGACGTACCATCATTGGTACCGGCAGGTGCGTAGACGACGCTGTTAAGCGTCACGTTAGCTTGTTGACCCACGGGATTAACTCCTGTGACGTTGACGTTAACGAAAAGCCTGCACGAGCAAACTTAAAGCGTTTGCAACGTGTTTGGCACTTAAGGGATTCTTGAAGTGGGGGAGCCCTGCCCCAGGTGGTGACGCGTACACGATTCGCTTAAAATCAGTGAATCGCCCGCTACCATTTACGACGCCGGTTACACCGCCGCCAGGTAGCAAGTACGTGACACTATTCGCCCGCTGAATAGTACTTGTGTAGCCCCCGATGAAATCCCACCCTAGGGTGGCATCGAAGGTCTGCAACCAGTTGCCAATTGGAAGGAACCAATCGACAACAAAAGAGTACTTCAGCGTTTCCCAAGCTAAGTCCAACGGGTTGGTTAGACCCAAGGTGCTTAGCGCTGCCAACGTCGGGTTCGCTAAGGAGAAATACAACTTTGTGGTGGCCGATTTTCTCAGCTGCCACTCAAGCCGACAGACTCCATTGCTTATCCCGATCGGTAAGTCATAATGTTCGACGGAGTTGTTACCTACCGACCCTTTGACCACCTTCCGGAAAGCTTTTCCGGCAGATAAGTCACTAAGGTCAGTAGCAGCTCCTAGAACATCAGACATTAACGGCAGCCAGCCGTACTGTAGCTCAAGCCAAGATTGAGGAATATTCCTCCCTCGCTTGAGCCCTTCAGAAAGGACGCGTTGCCACCGAGTTTTATCGGCGTAACGATAATCCTTAACCTGACGGGCTATTGCAGAAGTATGATGGGCAAACATATCACATGTTTGCCTATACTCTGCAATATCTACGCTCACGTTCTCACCCTGTCCCTTCAAAGACAAGAGAGCACGTGAATTTGCACTGTCGATCATCCACTGCGGAAAAGCGGCTATACGTTCCTGCGTAAAGAGTCCCGCTGCAATGGGACCCTCCTGCAAGAACGTGCCGCCTTGCGAGTAGATAAAATCGTCAATGCCGACCGTTGCCTCAACGTAGCGGTGATTCCAACCGGTTGGCGGACGCCAACCGCTACTGTCCACGCTCGTGCTAACACTAGCCGGACGAACATCGTACACATACCTCCAATGTGCGCTACCAGATCCACGGAATGTCCAATGGACACCGTCGTCTTTCGCGTATAAGTAGGTAGGCGCCGAGAACGTCTTGTTAATGCTAACAGCGGGCGTAGTCACAGTAGGAACCCCACAATCGCCAAGGAAGGACGATAGAACCCCCCGTAAG